AGTGTTGTATTATTGACAATTTTGTCATACAGTCTATGAAACCTCCTTTTGTATTTATCAAAGAAATCTTGAGGAATCTCTTTGCGAAACCGTTTAACATCATGGAGAGAAATTAGTTTATAATTTAAATTTTCGACCTTTCTATAAGTAGATTTCCACCCACCATGTAATTGTTGAGAATTACTATACACATCCTTTATTGTAAAATGTTCTTTTGACAAAAATAGATCATCACGAAACATCAAGTTCTCAAATACAAATACAATAGACTTAAAATCACATATCAACCAATCGAAAAAATTAGTTGCATTATCAGATTGTCTCCATAAAGGACCTAACTGACTATAAAGATTATCATGAATGTTTTGTTTCATACAACACGCACTTCCCAAACTTATTACATTAAACACATTTTTATCAAACCTTTTTTGATTTTCATCAAATTTTAAGTCATCATTCATTTGTATCCAATATTCTGGTCGCAAGTCTTTTGTGTTTAGATGACAACCCTTATTAAACCAGTTTTTAGGACAATAAATTTGTTTATTATTACCTAAATGAGCAGCCCACCAACTAAAACTCGAATTTGCTATAACTATGGTTTTAAATTCCTTCATAAAACACAATTCTTCTATATCAGTCGATAAATGAACAAACTCTATTTTGACGGTATTATTGAAAACAAATTTAAAATTTGATTTACACCAGTTCAAATCATCTGAAAAAATACAAACTCGTTTAATATCTATCCCCTGAGATATCTGTCGTAAACAATTATAGTAATAATCTAACGTAATAACCTTATGAAAATTATTTTGAGTATAGTCAGTTCTACGTATATGCAATGCAACATCATTTTGATTCGGAGTTTCTCCTTTATAATAATCTAATTTCAGTGTTTTTTCAAACTCTAATTTATCAAAATACTTATATGTTTGATAATATCCTTCAATGCAAAAATACTCTATACTAGTGTCTATTGTAATTTTTCTATATTCAAATCTAGTCATAGCCCAATTATAAATTTGTGATTTTTGTAGTAGTTGATTATACTCTTCTGTAGTAATTAAACTATCTTTAAAATGTGTAAGGACATTATCCCAATATAATCCCCTAGGAGAAACATTATCTTTACATATTAATAATTTTCGGTTATATTTTTTTGATAAATCATAAGCATTTGCTATTTGAAATAGTTGATTACCTAAACCACCTATAACCTTTATAATAATATATTTCATTGAGTATATTATTATATTTTTTAATTTTTATATTGACTAAACGATTTTTAAACAATTTTCCATTTTTTTAAAGGTTTATGCCACCATCTGCTTATTGTGTTTGCAACAACCGTATTTTTATTAAAAAGTGCGGCGGAATAAGAAAAACTACTTTTTGCAATAATAAGTATATCTGCCTCTACTAAAGAATGAAATGTTGACTGTATTTCTTCATTTAAATGAAAAATTATACTTTTACCATTAAAAGTATTAGTAATATCTTTAAAATCTGATTCTTCTCCTTGTGAAAAGATATGTATAATTGTATTTTTTTCTATTGTAGGTAATACTTTTTTAAGAATATTTACATATTCATTCGTGCTTGTAAATCTACCACTATGCCTATTATTTCCAGCAACATCTCCACGCCTTATATGCAATGCAATATTACAATTTGAATCATCATATGTCGGTATAGGCGGTTTAGGTTTGCTATCATAAAATTCTCTAAATATTCCTAAAACTTTTTCATTATAAAAAAAATCCGGGTAATATGTTCCATGAACAAATGTTCCTTCTTTTACCTTATGTACTCTAGATAATTCATAATTGGATATATCATTTATAGACTTATATTTATTTTCTATATTAATGAAATCATTCATATATTTCGGAAAATCTTTAACTTCATCATCATTGTGATGCATCTTATACATAGGAGTATGTACATATTGATAACCTTTATATTCACAATAGGCCATTAATGAAAGACATGCTTGCAATTGAGATCCAAAACCATCTGTTTTACCATGAATAGTAATTAATGTTGGTTTTTGTTTAGTTCTTTTATAATTAATATCCCAAAAATGATGCCATGATACAGGATGTCCTCCTCTAAATTTTTGACTTACCCATTCATATGGACAATCATTTACTGGTAAATATCTACAATATTTAAAATTATCAGCCGATAAGTTATTATAATTATAATAAGATTTATTATTCATATATCTCATATATTGGATATAATGTGAAAATGTACTTGTACTTGTACCTATAAATTCATTACCCTTGCTCGCTAATATCATTTCTACAATTGCAGTAGCAAAATCTAAATTCACACCTTCATGATTAAAGTCATAAAATATCATTTTATTTTGATTAATATAGTTCTTAATATAATTATCTGTTAATGTTTCAATATTAGTTGGTTTATATTTTTTCATAGCATTAAAAAATTTTTCATTTTTCTTATTGTCGGTCAATAAGTAAATTTTGGGATTAATTAAATTTGTTTTATGACCATCAAAATACTCAGACAAATTTTTAATAAAAAGATTATTCCACCGTTGTAAAAAATTCAAGTCTCTATTACAATCTCCGAATCGTAAATGAACAAAAATATTATATGTATTTCTACTTGCATGTAATTTAGAATAAATATTGTCAGCAACTTGATATAAAAATGGTTTAAATTTAACAGATTGACAAATTGATCTCATTAATGCATAATTTTTTTCTGTTGTATAAAAATTATAAAAACATCTACTTGCGTTACTTTGATAAATATAAATATTTTCAAAATTATCATAATCATGGACCAAAATAGGTTCTTTATTTCTATGATGGCAAAACTTTTTTATGTCTTCTTCATTTTCAGATGTATCTAATTCTTTATCAACAAATACATTACTAGAAAACCTTGCTTTCCATGATATTTTCTGAGTTTTCTCAGTATTAACCATTAAATCTTGAATATCTTTCGGAACATCTTTATAATGTACTTCAAACCCATTAGGTAGATATTCTAAAAAATCGTTTGTAAAATAATTTAAAAAATAACCATAGTCCCATTTTGCTCTACCAGCATGACAAATTTGATTTTTAATTAGTAATATAAGTTTACGATTGGTAATATTTGCTAAATAAATTGCTGTTTCAAAAGAAAAAAGTTGATTACATAATCCAACACCACTAAATTGTTCATAAATAAGACATTTCATTATTATTATTATTAAAAATGTTTTTAAATGTTAATTATCAAATATATTTTTGATAATTAAACATGTAAATCTGTTTATTATAATAAATTAAACATATGATCCCCCTAAAATCCCCACAAACTCTTTTTTTTCTTTTTTTTATTGCGATGTTTTCTCGTTTTTTTGAATTTTCTCTTATATATCTTGTTTTTTCTAGACAATTTTCGTGTTTTTCGTGATAATTTTTTCAATTGTCGTTTGGATTTATTATCTTCTTTTTTCTGAGAGGGAATATAGCGCAAAAACCACCATTCATATTCCTTTGTACCTCTTTTATTCTTCAATTCTTTATATTTTTCTAATTTTTCGGCTCTTAAATTTTCTTGAGTAGATTGCTCTCCATAGCATTCTATACTATATCTTTTCAACAAACCTTGTTGTTTTAATCGGTTTTGTTGTAATATTTTAAATAAATATTGACTCATACAAAGAATGCGATTTACATTGTAGTATGGTTTATTAGTATACATAAATGCCAAATAAAAACTAAGCATAGTATCCAATGTTGCTATTCTTATTTTGCGATTATCAATAGTAACAGTATTATAACTATGACATGCTATAGGTTCATAAATAAAGACAAAAGTTTCAGGTCCAATACTTACTTCATAATGCGTTGGTATTGTTTCCCCTATACCCTTATGTTTTTTAATTTTTATATTTTTTATTCCTGCATCAACTAGTCTTTCTTTTAATATTCTGGTTGTTGTTTCTGGTTCAGTAGAAAGTACATCAAAATCTGGAACTTTTGGTACTCTTTTTCCCTTAAATTGTTTTAAATCTTGTAAATACATGCGATTTGCCATTGCACCGAAAAAAATGCACCCTTGCGCAATCAGTGTATTTCTTACTATAACAAATAATTTATCTTGTAAATTATCTAGAAATTCATCTTCTTCTGTATATGTTTCATGTTCTAATTCACCACCCTTTTGCAAGTTGGTATTTGATTTCTTTTTAGTGCTTTTATTGCTTTTATTTGTTTTATTTGTTTTATTTGTTTTATTTGTTTTATTTGATTTTTTTTTGTTACTTTTATTACTTTTATTGCTTTTCGTACTTTTCGTTTTTCTTACCTTTTTCGAAAAAGGTATTTTTGAAGAAGGTATTTTTGAAGAAGGTATTTTTGAAGAAGGTATTTCTTTTGATCCAAATTGGAACAATCTCTGAATATCTTCGTCCTGACAATTTTTACCTCTTAAAGGATAATGTTTATTTAATAGTGTTAAACGTTTTAAAACTTTTTCCCATCTACTTACGTCGCCATTTGGTCTGCTTAATTCTAAATACATTAACATTCGTAAGAAATTGGGAGGACTATATTTAATTCCAGCAACTTGAATAGCATGTTTGGATATTTTTTTAAAAATGGGAGGTGCTAAATAAGTTATATCGGCTACGGGTATAAAATTAACAAACACTTTAAATGTTCCAGGATGAAATCCAGACTTGGCTTCAACCTCGTTAAATCCTTTTTTATAATACATATCTGCTAATTTTTTGGCATCTTCTAAAGGAGTTTTAGAGAAGAAATCATAATCGGGAAGTTCAAATGATTTATCATAGAATTGATCTTCTAATGGCAATATATTATTGATAGCCGTACCACCATAACAAATTTGCTTATTTATTCTTAAAAAATTTTCAACAATATTAATAATTCTTTTTATTTCAGGATTATTTAATTTATGCGATCCTATTTTTTTATCTATTTTATCTACCGCACTTCTTAATATTGATAGTTCACATTCTTCAAATGACATATTTTTTTGACAAGACATTAATATAT